GAGATAATTTTATCATAGCTTTTTGTATAACCATCAAGCATACAACTGTAACCATCAGGATATGTTTGGTTTACCCTCATTGGTGGCATACAGGTTGTTTTGCCCTCTATGTAAGCACACATAATCATAGTTAATAAGTATTCCATTTATTTTTTCTTTCTGTAATATTTTCTGTGTACCTGTACTCTCCATGTCCAATGGAATATTGACCTTGATACTTTTTCTATCTTCGTTAATAACCAATCTATCATTTTTAAAACTCATAAATTATTTTAATTTTTCTATCCTTAATATTTTGTTATCTGCATCTAACTCAGCTTTTACTTTAGAACACATATAAACTGCATTGCTGTTTCTAGTTGCTATTCTTTTCTTTTCTAAACATTTACTAATAGATGGAGTCCAAGTCATCTCAACAAGTTTTTGATCTACTCCTACAAACATCAATAAAGCTATAATTGTTTCCATTAGTGACTACCATTTCTTAATTTTTCTATTTGTTTATTTATATTATCTACTTGCTCTTTTAAATGATCTATATTGACTTTGTTGTATCTACTAGCTTCAATCTCTTTTTCTATTGATTCTATTTGAGATGCTAAGTGTTCTATTAACATATACATCTCCAGGTTCTTAGGTTCTTGTTCAGCTTTCTTTAGTAGATCAGCCTGGAATAAGGTATCAGCTGTCTCTAGTGAGCTAATCCTCCCAGTCAAATTTGCGTATCCAAAGACAGCTCCACTAACTACAAGAATAATCCCAATTAAATTAGCAAGTGGTAATTGCAGCTTTGATTCTGAGCTTACTTTTATTGTGTCATTATCTTTTTTCATCTCCAGCTCCTAAGCGACCAATATGCAGGTGAAAGCGATTTTTGGCCACGAACTTTTTTGAGTACACCACCCATTCTAGCCATAAAGCTACGTTTTCTAGCTGGTATATGCTTTTTAATACTCATTGTTTTAGAACCAAAATTTACTTTCTGTACTCTACCTGTCCTTCTGTTACGAACAAAGACTTTAAATTTCTTTACGTCTCCTCGCATAATTTTGTTGAGTTTTACTGATCTACCTTTGTATTTAGCCATTTAAACTAAATATCATTTATTATCTACAAATGCACCCATAAAAATAACCAGAACCATCTTTCATCATGTGTAGATTGATTGGTGTGTCTAAATATTCTGTCAGTTCTAGTCTAAGAATTTCACATAAAGAAAAGCAGTCAACATCAGAAACAATATGGATATGACTTAACATTTCTTTTGTCACTTGAACAAGAGAGTAAGCTCCATCATTCATAATGATCAATTCCATTATCTTAAAGTCCTGGGTCTCCACTTATTGCAAACATAAGTGTCTTTTACACCTCTTGTTTTATACATAAAACAAAATCCATGCCTTCTTGAAAACAACCCACAAGAACCGCAGCTGCCCTGTCCTCTAGCTGCTAGTCTAAAATCTTGTGGCATCTTATGTGGTATAAACTCTCCATTAGGATAAAAGTTTGATCTTTTCATCTACCCTGGCCTCGGTATTTTTTGAAATTACGTCTGCGGTTTTTGTTCATTGAGCTTGTGTTAGGCCGCCTTCCGATAGACGTTCCTTTGTAAGTTTTCTCATAGACAACTACTTGTCCATAAACATTACCTTTTTTCTTTGCCATTTATCTCTGTAACATCTTCAGCTTTAGCTTCAATAATTAATGGCAATGGTTCTGTAGTAGATGTGGTATGTACTTTATCAACCATGTTAAGGTAATTTTTACTTAACCAGATAAGCAGCTTGTCATTACCTTTCATAGCTTTCTCATACATTTTCTTTCTTAAACTAGCTTTACCTTTATTTTTATTGACCTCAATTAAATCGGCAAATCTACGCTGCAAAGTTCTAGCTGACACACCTAAGATGCTGCCTAATTCTTCCTGGGTGCATCCTATTTGGCTAAGATTAGCGAGAACTTTTTGATCTATGTCTTTTGTAGGTCTGCCTAATTGTTTCTTAATTTTTGTCTTATTTATGTCAGATTCCATAATTTATATTTCTATCTTTTTTAACTCTTTTATGCAACCAATAGGAAATACATTTCTATCACTAAAACTTTCTTCATTATCATCATAACTTGCAAAAGTTTTTAAATGTTTTTTGTCTTTTGAGTAAACATAACCTGTTGTTGTCATAAGAGCTGGTTTCATACTATCAAACTCTTTTGAGCTAGCGTGGCCACTATCACCTAAAATATCCCACCACTTAATTTCATAAAAATAAAACTTTTTCTTATTTATTGAAATGTGTCTAAATTTTGACTTTTTTTTTGCCATTAATGTTTCTTATGTGTATTTGATTCAATTATAGCTCTATAGTATTCAAGCTGGGTTTTCAGCATTTTATTTTCTATTGAAAGCTTAATCAATCTTTTTCTGGCGAATCTAAATATTCTAAGTATTGCCTTCATATTCAACTATTGGCTCTTTTTTAAATTTATGCTTTTGGTACTTTTTACCATCTTTTTCCAATATTGTATAATGACCCCATTCTCCTATAGTTTTATACCCACTATTCACATCTTTGGTTGACCCTATACTAATAGATTTTTTAGTATCTAGTGTATTAGTATCAGGCGAGAGCTGGTGTTGAGGTGGTTGCTGCTCCTCCAGGTACTGATATTTGTCATAATTTAAGCACTCAATTATACTTACTTTTCTGCTAGGGTGGTTAGCGGTGGGTAAAAGGTGGTGTATTCTTACATTGATCATCTTACGATTCTTTAACCTTTTTATAAATGTCCGCATTTCAGAATATGTAATACCCCAAATCTCAGCATTTTTTCTTAAAGGGAAAATCAGCTCTGCTTTTTTTACAAATATCTTATTATCTAAAAAATTTAACGTCTTATCCCTATGTGTTGCTTGACTTATCATATAAATCCAAATTGCACATTGTTTCAAATTTTTAAATACAGGTGATTTCCAAATCTTTCTCCATACTAAAAAATATCCGCTTGAATTATTTCCCATTCCTCTATCCTCTCTCTCATGTTTTTTTCTAATTGTTGTTCAGTTCCATATTTCTCAATAAATGCTTTTTTACCTAAATGAACTGATATTTTACCTGTCCTATGGTGTCGGCTGCATAAACCGATGATGTTAAAATGTGAAGGTCTCAGGCCCATTCCTGTGTGCTTTCTGATGTGATGTATCTCTGCTGGTACTTGTATTCCGTCTTGCAAGCAGGCAACACAGCCATAAGATGCAACTTTACTCATCCACCTTTTCTCCTCTAATGTTGGTCTTTTTTTTGCCATACAATCGCTGTTTTACCAAATGGTGTTTTTCTCCTTTGACCACTATCTTCTATAAGTCCAAGAACTTGCAGCTCCCTGCATCTTGCACAAACACTAGACAATGGCATCTCCAACTCATCTGATATTTGATAATTAGTTGAAGCTGCTGATTTAATATACTCATAAACTTGTTCTCTTTTTGTCAGTTTATCTTTTTTATTAGACCATGCTGCTTTACTTGTATCTGTATAATTGTGTGCATTGTAATCTAACTCTAATTGTATTTTCATAAAATTATTGCTCCCAATAAAAAGCCAAGTATGAAGCCGACTATATATTCTCGATTATATAGCGACCACACACTTAGCTTTTGTTTATATTTATTAAAATGGTGCTTCCAAATCATCATCTAAAGATTCCTCAGCTGTTTGTGTTTGAACTTGTACCTGTGGGATGGCTTGGGCCACAGGTTTCATTCCATCAACATTAGCTGTTTGTCTAAATGATTTTTTAACCATTACCAAACAAAATACCTGCTCCAGGTCGCCTTTACTATATGGCTGAGGATTTGTTATATCCTGAGTCTTAGTCATATATTTTAAGACATAACCTGCATTATGGTATCTTTGAACTTCAGGAGTCATAAACCATTCATTAACCTGAGACAGGCTATATTTTCTTTTGGTCAAGCTGCAAGTAAATTTTACTTTACTTGCTTCTCCTGAGTATTCATAGCTTGGTGCTTTTTTACCTGTAGGGTAGAGCTTCATGCTCAGGCCACAAAAAGGTAAATCAAAGTTGCTTTTCTTATACATTAGTTGCTCCTTTGTTTATTGTACTCTAGGTTTCTTTGCTTAAAGTCCTCATCAAGATTCATTAAGTATTTACAAGCCTTAAAACCTTTTAGATATTTAGGCTTTACTTGAAACACTCTCATCTCAACATCTTTAACAGGTTCTTTTGGAATATTAATTACTGCTAAAAATTGAACTTTAAGATTAGTAGAATCCTCTACTAATTTTTTATAAGTATGAATTTGGATTGCCATATCAGGGTAAAAATCCTTAGATGTTTTAAAATCTAATATACCAACCTGTCCTTTATACTTAACAAGTGCATCTAACGTACCGCAGACATCCAGCTCTTTTGAGTAAAATGTCTTTTCCGTTTCAATGATCTCGATTTTTTTC